AACCATGCCCGTTTTGTGGGGTAGTTCCACTACCAGTCAATACGATTGGAAGTTATGTTTTTTGCGGTGAATGCGGGGCAGATGGCCCTGTACATCTAACCGAAGCCATCGCCGCATGGAACACCCGTGCTGACAAAGACCGAATCGAAGAGTTGGAGGGTCAGTGTGTCGTCTACGCTGAATGGGATAAAGCGCGTGTTGATTACATCAATGACCTAGAAGCCAAACTCGCCAAGGCGGTGGAGGCACTGCGGTTTTATATTGAGTATGAAGACTTGGGACGTAAGGCTTATGATACTTTAGAAGAGTTAGGGGAAGATATTGGCTAACATAATCCATCAACCCTGCCCTTTTGTTGGTTGTGGCTCATCTGATGCCTTTGACTACGAAGATGTGATGAAGATTGGTACTTGTCGGTCTTGTGGTACTTCTTATCCTGCAAAGACGACAAAGCACCCACTTCACCCTTGGGCCAAGATCAAGTACCCCCTTAAGGGAATGGCCCCAAAGAACCTAAACATAGATGAATACACTGAAGGAGATGTCTTGGAAGTGAGTAGTAATGGTATTTATCTAGAGCATCGTGGTATCAGTAACCACACAATGCAGTTCTACAACTGTCTAACTTACTTTGATGGCGATACACCCACCAAACATACCTACATCTATCCTGATGGTGGCACTAAGACCCGTACCTTCCCCAAGGAGTTCTCAACTAAAAAGGGATTTAGTCCAAACCAACTCTATGGCATGAACCTGTTTCCTGCTGGCTCTGCGGAGGCTGTGACGATCACTGAGGGCGAACTTGATGCTATGTCTGCCTATCAGATGCTTGGCTCTAAATATCCTGTTGTAAGCCTTCCTTCAGCTACCCCCTCGAAGAAATTACTGGAGAACTGCAAGGATTGGCTAGGTTCCTTTAAGAAGATTTATCTGTCGCTAGACGCTGATGACAAGGCAGATAAGTTTGCTACAACTCTTATGCACTTGTTCCCAAGCCGTGTCTTTAAGGTTCCACACGACAAGTTTAAGGATGCCAATGAGTTCCTGCAAGCTGGTTGTGGTGAACAGTATCGTAAGGCTTGGTGGTCATCTGGTCTGTACACGCCAGAGAACATCTATGCGACAGAGGAACGCTTCCTAGAACTGCTACATGATACACCTGAGCATAACTATGTCCCTACTGGCATCGAAGCCCTAGACGATAAAATTCTGGGTCTTATGCAAGGTCACTTCACTGTTATCAAAGCCCCTACAGGCATTGGTAAGTCAGAGTTCATGCGCTATCTGGAATACAACTTCATCTCTAAGCACCCTGAAGTACGCTTTGCTACATGGCACTTGGAAGAGACTAAGCTACGCTCTTTGCTTGGTGTGGTTTCATACTACCTTAAGGATGATCTGACCCGTAAGGATTTGATTGCCAAGAAGGATCGTATGCAAGACGTAGAGGCTGCTATCAAGCATATTGTCCAGAACACAGGCTATATGCAGTTCCACCTCGATGATGCTGATGCTGAGACGCTGGTTGACCAGATCAGGGTTCTAACGCAAGTCTATGGATGCCAGTATGTCTTCTTCGAGCCTATCCAAGATGTGGTCACGATCTCTAATGACGATAGCAAAGAAGCACTACTTGCCGATTTGTCTGTCCGCTTGTCTAAACTTGCTGCCGACCTCAATGTGGGGATCGTTACTATTGGACATACTAATGACAATGGTGATTTCAAATATTGTCGAATGATTGGTCAACGTGCCTCTGTTATTATTGATCTTGAACGTGATAAAGAAGCCGACAATCTGGTTGACAGGAACACTACACGACTGATAGTTAGGAAGAATCGACCTATCGGTTCAGAGGGTCTAGCTGGTGAACTTAGCTTTGATGCTGATACGTTCACTCTTAGTGAGAAGGGAAGTTGGGAATGAGTTACGAAAGTTATCAATCTTGGAGAACAGAGACCCGCCGTAAAAGTAAAGGAGCAATACCTGTAAGTAGTAGTCAGAATCTTTCTGATTGCATTCAAAAAACCTTTGATTACCTAGGTTGGTATGAACCTTTTATTGTAACGGACTTTGATGAGAATATCGTTTATAAAACTTACGGAGGAGAGTAATGAAAGTAGTCGTCCTAGACAGTGAAAGCGATGGTCTGTGGGAAGATGCCACCAAAATCCATGTCCTGTCTTGGACAGATGATGGTGAGACGTATCAGTCCACAAATGACTACGACAAGATGCGTGAGGTGTTGTGTGCAGCAGATACTAAGTTTGTTGCTCACAATGCTATCCGCCATGACTTGCCTCTGTTCAATAAGATTCTTGGCACTGACCTGACCTACAAGAGTTTCATTGATACACTGGCCTTGTCTTGGTATCTAAACTTTGATCGACCTAAGCATGGTATTGAGGGGTATGGCATCGACTATGGTATCCCTAAGCCTGTTGTAACCGATTGGGATGGCCTGACCTACGAAGAGTATCAGCATCGCTGCGAGGAAGACGTAAAGATCAACTGGCGTCTCTGGAAAGAACTGCAAGCGAAGATGCTCAAGCTGTATGGTAGCGAGGAAAAGGCTCACCTGTTTATCGACTATCTTGGGTTCAAGATGGATACTGCACGAGAACAGGAACTGGTTAAGGTTCGTCTTGATCTAGACCTATGCCAAACCTCTTACGACACTCTGCTACAGAAGAAAGAAGAGAAGACTGTAGAACTTGCCAAGGCTATGCCCAAGAAGCCTATCTACAAGGAACTGAAGGAACCAGCTAATCTATACAAGAAGGACGGTTCTTTGTCTGTGGCAGGAAAGAAATGGTTGGATACACTGATCATGCTAAAGCTGCCACACACCACTAGGGGAATGGTCAATGTCTTAGACAAGATCGAAGATGGCAACCCTAGCAGTTCTGATCAAGTCAAGGAGTGGCTCTATAACCTTGGGTGGAAGCCTCAGACATTCAAGTACGTCAAGGACAAGGCCACAGGGAAAGAGCGCATGATCCCACAGGTTCGTGATGAGGGTGAACTATGCGAGAGTGTGACTGACCTGATTGACAAAGACCCTGCCGTGGGAATTTTGGAGGGTCTGACAGTTATCAGCCATCGTCTGGCTATCTTCAAGTCATTCCTAGAATGCCACAAAGACGGCTGGTTGAAGGCAGAGATTGCTGGCCTTACTAACACTCTGCGGTTCAAGCACTCTAAGCCACTGGTCAACCTACCTAGCGTAGACAAGCCTTGGGGTAAGGAGGTCCGTGGATGTCTTCTACCACCAGAAGGTTATGTCTGGGCTGGTAGTGATATGGTTAGCCTAGAAGACACGACTAAGCGCCACTACATGAAACCTCTGGACCCAAAGTATGTCAACGAGATGTCTCAGGAAGGCTTTGACCCCCACCTCAATCTTGCCTTGTTTGCTGGTGCTGTAACCCAAGACCAGATCGACCAATACAACGAAGGGAAACTTAACCTCAAACCCCTCCGTAAGAAATTCAAGGCTGCTAACTATTCCTGCATCTATGGGGTAGGTAAAGCTAAACTGGCTAGAGGTTTAGACATCCCTGTCAAGGAAGCAGAAGCCTTGATTGAAGCCTACTGGAAGCGTAACTGGTCTATCAAGCGGGTATCTGAGACACAGAAGATCAAGATTGTTGGTGGCACTATGTGGCTACAGAACCCTGTCTCTGGGTTTTGGCATAACCTACGGAGTGACAAGGATACCTTCTCTACTCTGAACCAAAGCACTGGTGTCTATGTTTTTGATAAGTGGGTGTCCTATGCAAGAACTCTGGGGGCAAGTGTCGCCTTTCAGTTCCATGACGAAATCGGTTGCCCTGTTAAGAAAGGCAGTGAGAAATACTTCTCAGAAGTCTTGCAGGAAGCTATACGTTTCACAAATAACGAGGTTAAACTTAATGTCAAACTTGGTATCGACATCCAATACGGAGAAAACTATGCAACCGTCCATTGACGAGTGGGTAAAAGAGAATCTTAGGTACGATCCTGATACAGGACATCTGTGGTGGATTAAGCGGGGTTGTGGTAAAATCTTTGATAAACCAGTGGGTTCTCTTGACAAATATGACGGTTATATTAAAGTGGGCCATAAAAGTGACAGTATTAAAAAAAATTATGTGGCACACCGTTTAGCTTGGTTTCTTTATCACGGTGTATGGCCCAAGGAGCAAGTTGATCACATCAATAATGTTAGAGATGACAATCGTATTCTGAATCTTAGAGAAGCAACAAGTTTTGAAAATCAATGTAACCGAAAACCACAAGTTGGTTGTTCCTCTAAATATAAAGGGGTCTCTTATAAAAAACAAGATTGTAAATGGCAAGCACAAATTCAAATAAACTACAAAAACATTTACCTTGGTCTCTACCACAACGAAGAAGAAGCCGCATTGGCCTATAACAAAGCTGCCCTAGAACATTTCGGAAAATACGCCAAAATAAATATCATCGAACCCCTTGACACGGACATGACCAACACCTATATCAATTCTTCTAGCGGGGAACTTACCTGCTAGGCTTCTAAAATCCCGACAACATCCTAGCCACAGAAACAGGCTAGATCATCAATAGGAATACATAAACATGGCTACTGGCACTAAATACACTGAAGTTACGACTGTTGGACCAATCGAGTGGGCGCGTATCTTTGAAGATAATCGGGATATGCAAGGCTACGAAGGTATGTACGCCGAATGCGATGGCGCTTACACTATGGTCCAAGTCTTGGACAAAGCACAGTTTGAAAAGCTGAAGAAGGCTGGTTCTCAGAAGAAGCCAATCGGAAAGCGTTTGATGGATGGTGTGATTGCAATCAAGTTTGAACGTAAGCATTTGGTGAAGACCCCCGATGGCAATGCTATTGAGAAAGCTGGTGGCGCTCCTAAAGTGGTTAATGCTGCTGGTGTTGTTTGGGATGCTGACGTTGATGGGCTTATTGGTAATGGTTCCATCGCTGAAGTTACTAACCTGTTGACCTCCTTCAAAGGTAAGGATGGCACTAACATCTGCCGTACTACACTGACTAAGGTCAAGATCATTGACCATGTAGTCTATCAACGTAAAGAGGAAGCAGCGTAATGACTAATATAACCTTTATTGCACAAGATGGTACAAATAAAATTACCATTGAAAAGCAAGAGTTGGACTATTTGCCAGATGTTCTGGATGCTTTTCTAGGCTTCCTTCAGGCTATGGGATATACTTATGTAGAGCGACTTGGGGTGATTCAAGTTGGTAACAAAGAGATGTGGACTGAATGACAACAATCAACGCTAAACTTGTGGCCCTCACCCAACCAACTATCGGGGTGGGGGCTGGTAGTGCAGAAGGTCTTGTGGCTTACTGTGCTAAGGTATCAAACCCTGCAAACCAAGATAGCCCTGACTATGAACGTCTGTTAGCCTACTGTGTTCGTAACAAGCACTGGTCAGTGTTCGAGATGGCTAACGCTGTCGTTGAAGTAGAAGCACCACGAGACATTACACGACAACTGCTGCGTCATCGTAGCTTCTCTTTCCAAGAGTTCAGTCAGCGATACTCTGATCAGATTGAGTTTACTGATCGTGAGTTTCGTAGGCAAGATAACAAGAACCGTCAAAACTCTATTGATGATCTTGACGAAGATACACAAGATTGCTGTAATACAGAATCCTATGATTATCGACGTTCAGCAGAAATTATGTATCATTGGATGCGTGGGCAGAACGTAGCTAAAGAGTGCGCTCGTGTAATTCTTCCCGAAGGGCTTACAATGTCTCGCCTATACGTCAATGGCACACTGCGTTCTTGGATTCACTACCTTGATGTTCGTGACGATGAGGGTGTTACGCAATGGGAACACGTTGTCCTTGCCCGTAAGATCAAGGAAGTCTTGCTGCCCGCCTTTCCTACTGTCTTTGGTCTATTGAATGGTGACACATGAAACTTTTAATCGACATGGACATTATCGTTTACCATGCAGCACTGTCTTCTGGTGGCGATAGTCTATCTGGTGTGGTTGATAAGCTAAATGACATCATGGAAAGCATCCTTGCTGCTACAGAGGTTCCCTGTGAGTATCAAGGGTATCTAACTGGAACAGATAACTTCAGGCATGAATTGTCAGACATCTATAAGGCCCACCGCCCAAAGGATAAGCCCCTCTACTATAAGTTTGCCCGACAGTACCTCATCGACAACTGGGGTGCTATCGTAGTAGATGGGCAAGAGGCAGATGATGCTATCGCTATTGAAGCCACAAGACTGGGCTTTGATGATGTTATCATCGTATCCATCGACAAGGACTTCAAGCAACTGCCATGTTTGATCTACAACTATCAAAAGGGAACTTGGCATCAGTCAGATGAATGGCAAGCATCCGTCAACTTCTATACTCAAATCCTTGTGGGTGATGCCTCAGATAACATCAAGGGTGTCGTTGGGATAGGTCCAGTAAAGGCTGCTAAACTCTTTGTTGACTGCAAGACTGAGCAAGACCTATACCAGACCTGTCTTAAGGCGTATGAGGGCAAGACAGAAGAAGTCCTAAAGAGTGGGAGATTGCTATGGCTGCGTCGAGAAGAGGGCCAAATGTGGGAGCCACCAAATGCAAGTTAGACTAGAGACAGTTCGTGTTTCAGACGACTATAAGGGAACTGTTTACAAGTACCTTGAACTTAGGTGTTACTATGGTAAAGATGAACTTATCACCTCAGTCTCAATAAGCAAGGAGGATATCTTGTGGCTATTAAACCAAGACGGTCCACCCCCAAGTCTCTAGGTTATCGGTCGGGTCTAGAGGTAAAGGTAGCCAAGCAGCTTGAGGAGGCTGGTATTAAGTTTGAGTATGAAACCACAAAGATCAAGTATCGTGTGGAAGAAGACAGAACTTATACGCCAGACTATGTTTTGCCTAATGGCATTATCGTTGAGACTAAAGGTAGGTTCGTCTTAGAAGATCGTAAGAAGCACTTACTTGTTAAGTCTCAACACCCACACCTTGACATTCGCTTCGTCTTCACTAACTCTAAGACTAAGATCAGAAAGGGTTCACCCACTAGCTACGCTGATTGGTGTACCAAGAATGGGTTTACCTTTTCCGATAAATTGATCCCAAAGGAGTGGCTAAATGAGTAAAGTTATCGAATTAGATAATGACATCATCATCTGGGGTGTTGTGGTAGGACCATTCGCAAGCCAAGACTTTCCTGATTGGGAGTATGGTGAAGATGGTTGGATGCTAGTTTGCCAAGTGGAGAACTCCTATGGTGGTCTAGAGGTTCAGGAACTGCCCTTCCATACCTTTGATGATGCCTATGAAGTTGTCTCTTACTTCCGTCATGGTCGTGCGCCCTATACACTAGAGGTTTTAAAATGACTGAGTTGGTAGTACGGACTAACACTGGACATATTAGTGCCAACGGAAAATGGTATGATCTATCTACTTTAGCTGATAAAGTCTTTGATATTGTCACGGCCTCAGGTTCTAATAACCCTGCGTTTGATATGCCTCGGTGGTTTTACACAGGCTCGCCTTATGCGGATGAGATTGAAAACCTTGGTTGTGCAGAGGTAACTACACCCACAGAGTATCAAAAAGAGTATTTACCTGCGCTTGGTGACGTCTGGCGGTCAAGAGAACCAGCATGGCCCAGTATCTTTAATTGCGAAGTTAAGGCCGCACCATATACACTAGAGGTTCTAAAAGAATGAGTAAAACTGCCATTGTTTTTAGCTGTGGTCATGCGAAGCCAGAGGTATCAAATGAACGATACAGTTGGCTTGGTGACTTGATCGAAGACATCAAACCTGACTATGTGGTTGACTTAGGGGATGGGGCTGATATGTCCAGCCTTAACTCCTTTGATACCCGCTACCCTGCTGCTATTGTATCTCAGTCCTATGAACGAGACATTGATGCCTACAACGAGGCTAATGACCGTATCTGGAGCCGATACAAAGTCAGTAAGAAGAAACGACCCTTCCGTATTGGGTTCGAGGGCAACCACGAAAACCGTATCAAGAAGGCCATCGCAACTGACCCTCGCCTAGAAGGAAGTAAGTATGGAATCAGTTTTTCCCATCTCCAAACAGATCACTGGTTTGATGAGTACCACCACTATCATAATGGAGGCCCGTCCATTGCTGACTACGATGGTGTCTCGTATGCTCACTACTTTAGCAGCGGTAACTTTGGCTCTGCTATGTCTGGCATTCACCATGCCTATGGGCTTATCCAAGCTAGGAATCATTCTGCTACTTGTGGTCATAGCCATAAACGCTCTATCTACTTTAAAGATGGCGCACACCCTGTTGGGATTGTTGGACTTGTTGCGGGGTGTTTCAAGTCTGCTGAAGAAAAGTGGGCAGGACAATCCAATAATGATTGGTTCAAAGGTGTCGTGATCAAACGTAACATCTCTCAGGGGATGTACGAGCCACAATTCGTATCTCTAGAGACTTTGGAGAAGACGTATGGGAAAGCGTGATCCTGATAAGTTCGAGAAGAAACCTCGTGACGCTTACTTCACCATAGACCCTGCTGCTGTTAATGTTCTGCAACCGCATCTAAATCTTTGGTGGCCTTCCTTCGTTGAACCTTGTGCTGGTGGGGGAGATTTAGCTAGGGCACTTGTTGACCGCAAGATGCAGTGTGAGGCTATGTTTGACATTGAGCCACAAGCAATCGGGGTAATACAACGTAACTGTCTAACACTGAACGAATGCGATGTTGACCTTGCTGATCAGTTCATCACTAACCCACCCTTCACTTGGAAGGTGCTACAGCCCATCATGGACCACCTGATTAGCCTTCTACCAACTTGGCTACTCCTACCAGCGGACTATATGCACAACGTCCGTATGGGGCCTTACATGAAGCAGTGTGAGAAGGTGGTTAGCATTGGTCGTTTGTACTGGGAAGAGAACAAGGTCAAGGGTGTAGACAACTACTGCTGGTATCACTTTAACAGAGACCACGAAGGAAAGACAGAGTTTGTAGGACGATGACTATGCAAGAAGCATCAAATGGTGAAACCATCAAAGAACGAATCAAAGCACTGATCGAAGCCTATGGATACCAGCGTATCCTTGCAGACCACAACTTGACTTTGTGGAAAGCACTAGAAATCCTAGATGATCTAGGGTACATTTATCTTGAAAGATATGAGGACAAAGAATGAAGTTCCCCTTCTTGAGTATCCTAACCTTGATCCTAATCACCCTGAAACTGACAGATCAGATTGATTGGTCTTGGTGGTGGATTTGGTCACCTATCTATGTCCCCGTTTTGATTGCATTAGCTTTCTGGACTTATGTATGGAGTAAGAGCAATGGCTAAATGGGTTATTAAAGACGGCTATTCACGTTCACCAAGTGATATGGTTCAAGAGTTTGCTAGTGTGACTGGTCAAGTTGGCACCCCTATGCTTTATGATAACTTGATCACAGAAGAGTACGGTGAGTGGTTCAAGGAAGAGCCACACACCGTGAACGACCTAAAGGAACTTGCTGATCTAGTTTACGTCATCTATGGGTATGCTAATGCCTGTGGCTATGATCTAAGTGAGGCTATTGTTCGCGTTCATCAGAACAACCTTGGGCGTTGTATCCAGTCAGATGGAACTGTTCAGCGTCGATTTGATGGTAAGATCATCAAGAACCCACAGTATCCACCCGTAGTCTTGAGTGATCTACTATGAAAATCTTTGGGTGGACACTTTTAGATTGGCAGTTCTACCCCAGCTTCTCGCTTTCGGTATCTAGCCACAAAGACGAAGAGTTTGGTTGGACTGAGCGTTACATCTGTATCGGACCTATTCAAACAAGGTGGTGTAGTCTATGACAGTTCAAGAACTGATTGACACCTTGATGAAGATCAAGGATAAAGACAAGCCTGTGGTTCTCTCTTCGTGGTCTGTTCGAGACCCTTTCCACATCAAGAAAGAACTACAGTCAAATATGCTTATTGACCAAGCACACAAACTTAACATTCTATCGGAGTAATAATGAGTAATTACCTACCTACCGACTATCAATCCTTCATTGCCACAAGCCGATATGCTCGTTGGATTGACTCTGAGAATCGTCGTGAGAACTGGGGAGAGACTGTTGGACGCTACATCAATAACGTGGTAGTCCCAAAGATTTCTGAAAGTTGCGAGGATAAAGGGGACTCCTATCATGCACTGATCACAGACGACCAACAAAAAACCCGTTCTGGTATCCGAGATGCCATCCTGAGCCTTGATGTAATGCCGTCAATGCGGGCCTTAATGACTGCTGGTCCTGCACTGGTGCGTGACAATACTGCTGCTTATAACTGCGCCTACATGACTGTTGATGATCCTAAGTCCTTTGATGAGGCTATGTTCATCTTGCTCTGTGGCACTGGTGTAGGGTTCTCTGTTGAACGTCAATACATCAGCAAACTCCCTGATGTGCCTGAACTGATGTTTAAGAGTGAAGACACTATCATTGTAGCGGATAGCAAAGAAGGTTGGGCTAAGGCACTTCGTAAAGTGATTGCATACCTTTACTCTGGTGAAATCCCCCAGTGGGATGTCTCTAAGGTTCGTCCTGCTGGTGCTAAACTTAAGACCTTTGGTGGACGTGCTTCTGGTCCTGCACCTTTGGTTGAACTGTTCAACTTCGCTGTCAATATGTTCGTCAATGCTAAGGGTCGCAAACTGTCTTCAATGGAATGCCACGACCTGATGTGTAAGATTGGTGAAGTGGTTGTTGTTGGTGGTGTACGTCGATCAGCAATGATTAGCTTGTCTAACTTGTCTGATGATCGTATGCGTCATGCTAAGTCTGGTCAATGGTGGGAGAAGAATGGTCAACGTGCCTTGGCTAACAACTCTGTGGCATACACTGAGAAGCCTGACATGGAAACCTTCATGCGTGAGTGGTTGTCCTTGGTGGAAAGTAAGAGTGGAGAGCGTGGTATCTTCTCTCGCCCTGCTTCTAAGAAACAAGCAGCTAAGAATGGACGACGAGATGCAAACTATGATTTTGGAACTAATCCGTGTAGTGAAATCATTCTTCGCCCACAGCAATTCTGTAACCTCACAGAAGTCGTGGTCAGAGCAACGGATACACTTAAGGACTTGGAGGAAAAAGTACGACTAGCTACCATTCTTGGTACTATCCAGTCTACCTACACTCACTTCCCCTATCTGCGTAAGGTATGGAAGGACAACACCGAAGAAGAGCGGTTGTTGGGAGTTAGCCTGACGGGTATCATGGACAACGAAGCAATGTCTGGTGGTATGGATAACTTTGCTGTGGCTCACTGGTTCACAGGCAAAGAAGAGATGAACCTTGCAGCTATCTTGGAGAAACTGAAGAATGTCGCTATTAACACTAATGCTGAGTGGGCTAAACGCCTTGGTATCCCTGCTTCTACTGCTATCACTTGTGTCAAACCTTCTGGCACTGTCTCCCAGCTTGTCGATTCTGCTAGTGGTATTCATGCTCGTCACAGCAGTTACTACATTCGTACTGTGCGTGGCGACAATAAAGACCCACTAACACAGTTTATGAAGGATCAGGGTATCCCGTCTGAGCCTGATGTGATGAAGCCTGATGCTACGACAGTGTTCAGCTTCCCACAGAAGTCACCAGAGGGTGCTGTTACACGAAATGATATGACGGCCCTTGAACAACTGGAACTATGGCTTACATATCAACGGCACTGGTGCGAACACAAACCATCCGTGACTATCACAGTCAAAGACGATGAGTGGATGGAAGTTGGTGCTTGGGTTTACAAGAACTTTGATGAGGTATCAGGCGTATCCTTCTTGCCACACTCTGATCACACTTATCAGCAAGCACCTTACCAAGACTGTTCTAAGCGTGAGTATGAAGAAGCACTTGCGTTGATGCCACAAAAGATTGACTGGTCTAAGCTAAGTGACTATGAGACTGAGGATACCTCTAAAGGCACAAGTACGTTTGCCTGTGCTGGTGGATCATGCGAAATTGTTGATCTGACATGAAGGGGACTGAAATGTTTTACATCCTGACCAAAGAGAACTGTGAGTGGTGCGACAAAGCCAAGTTCCTCTTAAACAAGAAGGGTGTCCCTTACGGGGCATTCAACTACAAGACCCACCCAATGTTCCCTCTGCTAATGAAGAAGGCTGGTATCAGTACGCTACCTCAGATTTGGGTAGAGACACCCATTGGTAAAGAGTATGTTGGTGGCTATGAAGACCTTGTAGATTGGTTTGAACACCAGAAGACCGACATTGATTGGATTGAGTGAATGATTGAGTCCCCTAAGTCTAAGCGTGTATCTCGTTACAAAGGTGCTACAGTAGAAGCTGCCACAAAGACTGTACCACTGAAGGCCATGAATGACACTCAGAAGGCATACATCAAAGCCCTTGGTGACAGTGACCAGTTGATTGTTTGTGGCTTCTCTGGGACGGGTAAGACCTACATTGCAGCTACCTATGCAGCTAATATGTATGCACAGAATATGATCGACAAGATTGTTCTTACTCGTCCTAATGTGTCTGTGGGCAAAGACCTTGGCTACTTCAAGGGCACTCTAGAAGAGAAGTTCCAACCTTGGGCCTTACCTATTCTTGATGTTCTTACAGAACAACTTGGGAAGGGTGTAGTGGAAACGGCTGTCAAAGCTGGTAACATTGAGATGGCTCCACTATCCACTATGCGTGGTCGATCCTTCAAGAACGCCTTTATCATCTTAGATGAAGCACAGAACACCACTGTAGCGGAAATGAAGATGTTCTTGACAAGGGTAGGTCAGAACTGTAAGGTAGTTGTTAATGGGGACATCAAGCAGTCAGACATCAATGTACAGTCTGGCCTGTCTAAGATCATCCATCTAGCTAAGAAGAACAATATGGCTGTCCCTGTGATTGAGTTTGGGATAGATGATATTGTTCGGTCTGATATATGTAAACAATGGATCATTGCCTTTGAGGCGGAAGGAAACAAGAATGTCTAAATATCAGGTTGGTGAGGTTTTGGTTGTGGTTGACAATCAGAGTGGTCACGGTTTTGCTATGGGAGAAGTCGTAGAGATTACTGTCATCTCTGATGGTCACTATACTGCCACAGATTCAACTGGTGAGTGGTGGGCAGTCATTGATGATGACCTTTCTCCCAGCGACACTCTTAGTGAACCTGATATGGTCAATAGCCCTGCCCACTATGGCAGTGGTAGCATTGAGTGTATCGAATACATCCAAGACTTCCTAACCACAGAAGAGTTCATTGGTTATCTTCGTGGCAACATCGCTAAGTATCTTCATCGCTTCCGTTACAAGAATGGTATTGAAGACCTGAGGAAAGCAGAGTGGTATCTGAATCGCCTTTCACAAACTATGGGAGATGAATAATGTTTAAAGAACTAAGTGCCCGTATCCAAGCCTTGACCATCTACAACGATGACCTTGCTCTGAAGACCCTGAAAGAACTTCAGGTAGCTATCGAAGCAGCTATCAACCACAAAACAACAGAATAAAAAAATAAGCCCCTTCAGGAAATCAATCCTGAGGGGGCTTTCTTCATTAGTCTTTATTGTGTTTATAAACGTCTAGGATGTCTCGTTTAATTTCCTTAACGTCTTCCTTTAACTCTTTCCACATTGACCTGTCTTCTTCACGACGAACATCACGGGATGAAATTTCTTCTTGCAATAAGGCGATTTGTTTCTGATTAGTCAATACAGTTCGGACTAACCAAGTTCCAGCGGTGGATATTGCACCTACGACTGC